ATATGGTTATTTATCTTGACATCGTAACGCTATCTGGTTAGGAAGAGGCATAGTCGAGAAATAGCGATTCGCCAGCAGGCGGCCCTCCGATCGGGAGCGCCGCCTTTTTTGTCTGTGCGCGAGGAGAACCCGACATGGCCAATGCCAAGCGCGTCACGATCCGCCCGAGTCTGCGGCAGGGCGAGGCCGATCACGTCAACAAGCAATGGCGCGCGACATTCCTCGACCATCTGGCCGAAAGCTCCAATGTGACCACCTCCGCTGCCGCTGCGGGGATCAGCCCGGGCCGCGCCTACAAGGTGCGCCGTGAAGACCCCGAATTTGCCCGACTATGGGGGGTGGCGCTGGCCGAGGGCTACCTGCATCTCGAAATGGACGTCGTGCGGCGCTTGCGCGAAGGCGACACGAAGACGGCCGACGAGGGCAAGTTCGACTTCGCTAATGCCATCCGCCTGCTCGCCGCCCACCGCGATGCGGCGGCGCGCGGTGCAGGCCAGGTCCGCGATGTCAGCGCTGCCGAAGTGCGCGCCTCGATCGACCGCAAGATCGAGGACATTCGCCGCCGGATCGCCCGGCAGAAGGCGGCTGCACAGGGCCAGCACCAATGAGCGGCCCCTATGACGAAATGGTCGACCAGATGGCCGACCCTGACACACCCGAGGGCGAACGGGCCGATAGCGAAAAGGTCTATCGCGCCCTCGCCGACATACTGAACCAGAACGAGAAGAACAGCTTCGACTACCTGTGGGACTACACCGCCCGCAAAGAGCAGCTCCCTCCGGGGGGCGATTGGCGGGTCTGGATGATCATGGCCGGACGCGGCTTCGGCAAGACCCGTGCAGGGGCCGAGTGGGTGCGCATGATCGCAGATGCCAACCCCCACGCCCGCATCGCGCTCATTTCCTCCTCGCTTGCCGAAGCGCGCGCGGTGATGGTTGAAGGCGAAAGCGGGCTGCTGGCGATCTGCCGGCCCGATCACCAGCCCATCTTCGAGCCTTCGCTCCACCGCATCCGCTTTGCCAGCGGGGCGCAGGCGCAATTGTTCTCCGCAGCCGAGCCGGAAACCCTGCGCGGCCCGCAGCACAGCCATGCCTGGTGCGACGAGATCGGCAAGTGGCCGCTCGCCAATGAACGGGCGACGCGGTGCTGGGATAATCTCCTGCTGGGGATGCGGCTGGGTGAAGACCCCCGCATCGCTGTCACCACCACACCGCGCGCGGTTCCGCTGGTCAAGCGACTGGTGGCGCAGGCGGCAGACGGCGACGCAGTGGTGATCAGCCGCGGCTCGACCAATGACAACAGCTGCCTGCCGGAACGCTTTCGCGCTGCCATCGCCAGCGAATATGGCGGCACGCAGCTTGCCCGGCAGGAGATCGATGGCGAGCTGCTCGAGGACATCGAAGGCGCGTTGTGGACGCGATCACTGATCGAGCGGTCGCGCGAGGATGGGACGGTGCCTGAGGCGGCCCGGGTGGTGGTCGCGGTCGATCCGCCTGCAAGCGCCAGTGGTGATGAATGCGGGATCATCGTCGCGATGCTCGGGGTCGACGGCATCGCGCGGGTGGTGGCCGATTGTTCGCTCGGCGGGGCTGCGCCCTCCGAATGGGCGCGGCAGGTTGCCGATGCAGCGCAGCAGTGGCAGGCCGACCGCGTCGTGGCCGAGGCCAACCAGGGCGGCGCGATGGTGGAAACCGTGCTGCGCGCGGCCGACCAGACCCTGCCGGTCAGGCTCGTCCATGCGAGCCGCGGCAAGATCGCCCGCGCCGAGCCTGTCGCCGCGCTCTATGCGGCCGGACGGGTGCGCCATGTCGGGGTGTTCGCGCGGCTCGAGGATCAACTGTGCGGGCTGCTCGTCGGCGGCACCTATGCCGGCCCCGGACACAGTCCTGACCGCGCCGATGCGGCGGTGTGGGCGCTGACCGAGTTGCTGCTCGGCAAGACCATGCGCCCCAGCATCACGCCCTTGTGACGGCCCACACAACCAAAGGAAAACTCATGGCCTTGCTCGACATCTTCCGCTCCGCCTTCAAGGGCGGGGAGCAGACCCGTGTGCCGCTGACGGCCAGCGCAATGCAGGGCTGGCTGCCGGCTTTCGAGGCCGGCCCGGCCCCGCGCAGCTACGAATATCGTCGTGCCATTGCGGAGGGCTTTCTGGCCAACCCCATCGCCCAGAGGTCGGTGCGGCTGCTGGCCGAGGGTGTGGGTCAGGCGCCGCTCGACTGCTCCGAACCGCGGCTCGCTGCGCTGGTGACGGCCACGAGCGCCGGACAATCGCTGGTCGAGACGCTGGCAGCCAGCCTGCTGCTGCATGGCAATGCCTATGTGCAGATCATCAAGGACGCCTCCGGCACGCCCATCGAACTGTTCGCGCTGCGGCCGGAACGGGTCAAGGTGGTGCTTGATGCGAGGGGCTGGCCCTGCGGCTTCGATTACGCCGTCGACGGACACACCACGCACCTTGCCAGCGAGGACGAGAACGGCTGGCCCAGCGTGATCGCGATCCGGGCGATGCACCCGCTTGATGACCACTGCGGCGCAGGGGCGCTCGAAGCGGCATGGCAGGCGGTGCTGATCCATAATGCCGCGACCGCATGGAACCGGTCGCTGCTGGAGAACGCGGCGCGCCCCTCGGGCGCCCTGGTCTATGAGACCGGGGACGGCGCAGCACTGGCGCATGAGCAGTTCGAACGCTTGCGGCGCGAGCTTGATGTTGCCTTTTCAGGCGCGACCAACGCGGGCCGCCCCATGCTGCTGGATGGCGGACTGAAGTGGCAAAGCATCGCGCTGTCCCCGGCCGACATGGACTTCGCGACGCTCAAGAGCGCGGCGGCGCGGGACATTGCCCTTGCCTTCGGCGTGCCGCCAATGCTGCTCGGCCTGCCGGGAGACAACACCTACGCCAATTACCGCGAGGCCAACCGCGCGCTGTGGCGGCTGACCTTGCTCCCGCTCGCCGAGAAGCTGTTCGCCGCTCTGCGCGAGGGGCTGGCGCCGTGGTTCCCCGAGGCTGCGCTCCGTATCGATCTCGATCAGGTGCCGGCCCTGTCCGAGGATCGCGAACGCCTGTGGTCGCAAGTCTCCGATGCCGATTTCCTGAGCCGCGCCGAAAAGCGCCAGATGCTGGGCTTCCCAGCCGAGGAGAATGCACCATGAGCCGTGAAGACATTTTGGCCAGCCTGATGGCGCAGGCGCGCGAGGAGGGGGCCGGCCTCGTCACCCTGCGCGCCATCGTCGAGGAAGCGAGTGGTCTTGCCACCGACCGCGCGCTCGAACGCCTTGGCCTCGGCGATCCGGGCGCGGAAGGCGACCTGGGCGAACTGCGCGAGCTGCTCCAGGCGTGGCGCGATGCCAAGACCAGCGCCTGGAAGGCTTTCATCGAATGGATCATTCGCGGCGCATTGGCGCTGCTGCTGATCGGCATTATCGTGAGGCTCGGCGCATGGGACCGGCTGTGAGCGCCGCCCCGATGCGGTTTGCCGGCTATGCCGCGCTGTTCGACATTGCCGATGCCGGGCGCGACACGATCCGGCGCGGCGCCTTTGCCCGGACATTGGCGGCCCGCGATGGGCCGCTGCCGCTGTACTGGCAGCACCGTCCCGACCAGCCGATCGGCATCATCGAAAGCGCTGCGGAAGATGCACGCGGCCTGAGGGTGATCGCCCGGATCGATCGGCCCCAAAGCCGCGCGGCACAATTATTGTCGCAGCGCGCGGTCAATGGTCTGAGCTTCGGCTTTCGTGCCCGCACCGCGCGCCAAAGCCCGGCTGGCCGCGAACTGATCGAGGTCGACCTCTTCGAAGTCAGCCTGGTCACGCATCCGCTGCACCCCATGGCGCGGGTGCATTTGATCAAATAGCCTCAAGCGCCGGCGGCCGCATCCGCGGCCTCGGCTTTCCTCGCTCCCTCCGGTCGCTGCGGGCGACCGGTCGGCCTTGCGGTCGCTGCGCGACCGAAATCCCGCAAAACCGCAACCCTTCCACCGGCCGCCACTGGGGCGGCCTTTTTTCTGCCCAACCGAAAGGCCTCTGCCCCATGGACAATACCTCTACCCCCAATGGCCCCGCCACCGATCAGCTCGACGCCAGCTTTGACATCCTTGCCCGTCAGGACGAGGCCGAGGCGAGCATCGCAGCGCTGCGCAATGATGTCGACGAAGTGAAGGCCCGCCTCGACAAGGTCGCACGGGCGGCCAGCCGTCCGGCGATGGGCGGCGCGGCACCGGCTGGCGACCCGGCGGAGGTCAAGAGCTTCGTCGATGGCTATCTTCGCCGCGGCCGCGAGACCGAGCTCAAGTCGATCACCGGTGTCACGCCCGCCGATGGCGGCTTTGCCGTGCCGCGCCAGATCGACGCGGCGATTGCCTCGCGGATCGTCAAGATGAGCCCGATCCGCTCGATCGCGCAGGTCGTGCAGACCGGAACGGCAGGCTACCGCAAGCTGGTGGCGACCACCAATGTCGCCTCGGGCTGGGTCACCGAAGCAGCCGCGCGTCCGGAGACAGGCACCCCGCAGTTCGCGGAAATCGCTCCGCCGAGCGGCGATCTCTACGCCAACCCGGCGGCCAGCCAGGCGATGCTCGACGATGCCGCTTTCGACCTGGAAAGCTGGCTGGCGAACGAGATCGCCAATGAATTCGCCCGCGCCGAAGGAGCCGCCTTCGTCAAGGGCACGGGCACCAATCAGCCTGAGGGCTTTCTGACCGGCACCAAGGCCACCACCGATGACAGCGTGCGCCCCTTCGGGACGATGCAGTATATCGGCACTGGCAATGCGACCGGGCTGGGCACGACGCTCGATACCAAGCTGATCGATCTCATCCACACGCTGCGCCCGGGCCATCGCCAGGGCGCCGTGTTCGTGATGAACTCGGCCACGCTCGCCGCCGTGCGCAAACTGAAGACGGCAGACGGCGCCTTCATGTGGCAGCCGGGACTGGTCGAGGGCCAGCCCAACCGGCTGCTGGGCTATCCGGTGATCGAGGCCGAAGATATGCCCGATGTGGCAGCCGGCGCTTTCCCGCTGGCCTTCGGCAATTTCCGCAACGGCTATCTCATCGCTGAACGCAGCGCGACCCGGATCCTGCGCGATCCCTTCACCAACAAGCCCTTCGTCCACTTCTACGCGACCAAGCGGATCGGCGGGAAGGTGCTGGATTCGGCGGCGATCAAGCTGCTCAAGGTCGAGGCCTGAGACACCCCCGGCTTACCCCCTACCGGACGGGGCGTGTTCCCCTTCGCGCCCCGTCCGGACTCTCGCGCCCGCATCGCCTCAGGCCGTTCCTCCCGCCTGACACACGCGATGCGGGCGCAACCTTGTGGATCACTCATTGGGAGAAACCGCGATGCAGCGGACAATCGTGCAGCCCCCGGTGGCGGGCGCGCCTGCGCTGGCGGAGCTCAAGCACTGGCTCGGGATCAACCGCGACAACGAAGACGAAACGCTGATGGCGCTGCTCGATACGAGCCTGACCATCTGCGAGGCTTTCACCGGCAAGGCGCCGCTGCGCCAGACGGTCGAGGAAGTCATCCCGCTGGTGAGCGGCTGGCAAGAGCTGGTCTCGCGGCCTGTCACCGACCTGACCGCTGGCGCGCTGATCGCGTCCGATGGCAGCCGCACACCGATTGCGGTGCTGGCAGAGGTGCTCGAGTGGCGCATCACGGCCAGCGCGTGCGTCCAGATCCTGCGCCCGTTCGAAGGCCGAGGGCTCGCTTTGCAGCTTGTGGTCGGAGTTGCCAATGACTGGGCGACCCTTCCGCCGCCCCTGCGCCACGGGATCATTCGCCTCGCCGCGCATCATTTCCGCGACCGCGAGGGCAAGTCCGCTGTCCCGCCCGCCAGCGTCACCGCCTTGTGGCGGCCATGGCGCGAAATGCGGCTCGGATGATCCGCGCCGTTCTGCGCGCAGGCCGCGTGGTGCAGCAAATGCGGGCGCGGGCCGCAGCCCTCACCGCAACACAGGCTGCAACCCGCGCCCGCCGATCGCGAGCGGACTGGTATTCCGCAGCTGCGCTCTGGCCTGACCTTTTCGGAGATAGCCGCGATGGAAAATGACCTGCGCGCAAGCCTGATCGCCTGGCTCGCTGCCGATCCGGCCCTCGCCGAATTGCACGCGATCGAGGAAGAAGCGCCGCTGTCCGTCACCCCGCCCTGGCTCGGTATTGCCGCCAGTGCATCGGCCGACTGGGGCACCAAGGATCGCGCCGGGCGCGAGGTGCGGATCGCGCTTGAGCTGCAAAGCCACTCCGATCTGACCGCAGGCGACGCGGCCTTGCTGGGCGCGATCGAACGGCGCGTGCTCGATCTGCCGCCGTTCCACCCCGGCTTCGAACTCGCCTCGATCCGCTTCCTGCGCTCGCGCAGCGAGGCCCGCGCGGACAACCGCCGGGCGGCGCTGGTCGAATACCGCTTCCGCATTCTCGAACCGCTTCAAGGAGCCTGACCCATGCCCGCACAATCCGGCGCCGCCTTTCTGCTCAAGATCACCAACGGAGCCTCACCCCCGGCCTATCAGACCATCGCCGGCCTGCGCACCACGCAGATGTCGATCAACGGCGACACGGTGGTCGTCACCCACAAGCAATCGGGCGGCTGGCGCGATCTGCTGTCGGGGGCGGGCAACCGCTCGGTCTCGGTCAGTGCGGCGGGGATCTTCCTCGGCAGCACGGCGGAAAGCGCAGTGCGCGCCCACGCCTTGGCCGGGACGCTCGACGATTACGAGCTGTCCTTCGAGGATGGCGAGAAGCTGCGCGGGCGGTTCCTCGTGCAACGGCTCGATTATGCCGGGGATTTCAACGGGGAGCGCAGCTACACGCTCCAGCTCGAAAGCTCCGGCCCGGTGGTGGCGGCGTGATGCCCGCGGCCAATCCCTTGCGCGGTGAAAGCTCGCTTGCCGTAGCTGGCCGCCATTACGTGCTGCGCCCCAGCTTTGAACACCTGGTGCTGGCCGAGGCCGAGCTTGGCTCGCTGTTCGCGCTGGTCGAGCGCGCCGCTGCGGGCACGCTGACGCTGACCGAGATGACCGCGCTGTTGTGGCACTGCCTGCCCGCCGAGGGCCGCCCGGAGCGGATCGCGGTCGGACAGGCGGTGCTGGCGATGGGGCTGGTCGGCGCGACCCAGCCGGTGCGCGCGGTGCTCGCGCAGGTCTTGCAGGGCGAGGCATGAGCGCGTCCTTCGCCGAGGCCGCCGCCCGCTGGTGCGCGCTGGC